GATAGATGACTGGGCTACTCAGATAATGCTCTCTCATGTTCACCGTGCATACGGTGAATTATGACCAGTTAATCTAGATAATACTTAAAAAAAAGAAATTAGAAAAATATTGATGAGCGATAGCGAAATCAATAGAACTTCGCAGAAGTTCTTACACAGTTACACCAAGTTCAAGTAGTTTAGCAATAAAGAACTTTTCTCCCAAAGATACAGATTCTTTCCATGAATCCGATGCTTGAGCATCTGCTTGATCTGTAATATACTTGAAGCAACGAAACTCAATCTTATTGCGTATACAAGCCTTTGCGATAGAGTATGCTTCCATGTCGACTAGATCTGCAGGAATACTAAGAATTGGATTCATTACAAAGTTGTCACCGGTACTGCATGTAAGTCCGTGAGTTCCTGTACTTAAAATAACATCATCCTCAAATGGTGTTTGCCCGTCTAAGCATCCCAGGGCTTGACACAAGATATCTCGTTGTACAAAACAAGTACATTCGTGCAGTCCGGGTCCAGCAGTTATGCCACCTGCTGTTCCAACATTAATAATACGATCTGGTTGATATCGTTCAATTACCTGAGCGGCTGTTAATGCCGCATTTACCTTGCCTACCCCAGTATAAAAAACATTCATCATGTGTCGTAGGTTAGGAGCCTCGCCAGGTAAGGCAATCAACACTACTGTTTTCATACAAAGGTATCAGGCCAATCACGGAACAGTGCATGTTGTATTGTTCCAGAAACAAATTGATTAAAACTTTTGTGTTTTACTTCTAGTTCTCCACTAAGTGGAGCAACACGTCGAAATGCTTCATCCATTTGGGCCATGTCTCGGAACTCCATCAGTATCATCCATTCGGGCATGTCAGCAATGCTACGGAAACCCATTTTACAACGAGTAATACGATAGTCTTGCATTTTGCCTTCTTCTTTTAAATGATCAAAAAAACTTTTCATTCCGTTGACCCAGTCAAGGTCTGATATGTCGCCTTCTTTGTCTGCCCAAATTGTGTATAAGTCTGCCATGTTATAGTGGTCCTAAAATTTCAAAACCTTCAAGGTCTTGTTTGTACAAATGCGCTTGATCCAGATACAAGTACTCAAATCCGCGGTCTCTGTAAATTGCACACTCTGTTTGTAAACTTGTAATACCCAACCGTAGTCGAGGTGTACGATAGTTCCACGCAAACTGTGCGGCTAATAAATTTCGATCATCGTAGCGTTTCATCATAGAAAATGCTACCAGTTCGCCGTTGTCTCTGTAGCCTATGAGATCCATTCCAGGTTCTGTAAACTGACTGTCAAACAACGGCATTACACTGCCAAAGTGTTTGTAAATGCAGTAGGTTCTATATATGTCTTGCAGTTCAGCAATGTTGGGTTCAGTAATGTAAAACCAATCCACTCGTGGCCGATATGTTGTTTTTTCTAAATTAATACGTGCAAACTGATAAGTCATATTCTGGGATCCTTCCTATGCTGGAACAGCGCAGTGAGATATTCCTCAGGCCATGTATCATAGAATCCTTTGCTGGCCATTTGCTGTGCTTTGGTATTGAGATCGCTTAGACTCTGTACCAATGCCAGTGCGTATGTGCCTTGATTCATACAAATGCCGTTGACTATTTCTGGATCAGCAGGATGATCTTCTAAAACCAGTATGTCTGCTGTGAGTAAAAACTCTTGATTGGCTTGATCTAAACTAGACGCAAACAGTTCATGTGGCCATTCCACAGGATCGTATGCATACACAATGACTTCTCGATTGCCCATGCCGTAACGTGCTCTATTCTTGAGATCGTAGTAGGGATCCGTGCCAATGAACACTTTGTAACTGCGTTTTAATCGTGCTGATCGTGCGTAAGGACAAGGTGGAAAGCCGCCCAGCGCCGGATGTGGAACTTCTACAAAGTTCATGATCCACTGTTCGATGTCTTGTTTAACTTGATCTATGTTTAGCATGATGTTTTAGAAAAATGGCAGTCCAGATTTTTTAGTTGTTTCTAAATTGTCTTTGATGATTTCAGAAACGGCATTGCGTTCTTCAAAACTGAGATTTAATGCAGCCTCATAAGATAGCCCACCACGCATATACCACACCATTTTTAATGCCTCAGATTTTATTGATTTAGCCTCTTTTTCCATTTGATCTACCCATTTGGAAATTTGGTCAGAGTCCAGTACTAAGAGGCGTCCGCGAAAAAACTTGTCATATCCAATGTAATAGCCTGTTTATATTCTTTAGTACATTCGCCACATGAAATTGTCAATGGTTGTATTTCTGCAGCTAATTTTGTTTCAATAATGTGATCTCTAATTTTACCAAATAGTCTACGATCACAATTTTTTAACATGTCTTCAATGTACTCGGGTTCGCTTACTAACGCATCAGGAGTTTTAACTGCTGAAATGCTTTGTGCCAATGCGCTTACAGTGATCTCTGTAATTTTCATCAATGCCGCACTGAGCGCAGACATACGTTGTTCGTCGGGCATGTCGGTTCCCGGTAACACTTGTAGTATTTTCTGTTCTTCGAACTGTCGTTGATTATTCTCATTGAGGTTTCGGTACGACATTGGTTTAAAATATATTTCTAAATCTCCGTCGCTTACAGGCTTAGAATAATCAGGAGCCTTCATATTCTCAAGCATGTTGCGTAAATCAATTCCGTAATCTGCTTCGTTTTTACAATGCGGACAAGTGGTTGAAATTTCCATTGTAGTTCCATAACTGGCCATGCGTATTGCAACCAAAATAGTATCCACATCCATGGCAGGTATGCTCCAAGGATCTTTAATAGCAGGAACGCAACTTTTAATAACATTAACAACAGCATTACCGTTGAACAACGCATCGGGAGTCCTGTAAGTAATTTCATCAATTGCTGTCATTGGATAAACAGGCAGTTCTTGATTGGGCGGCATTGCAATTGCTCCTTCGGAATAATATTTTCCGCCACTGGGCAACCGGACGTACACAGCCGGTTGTCTAAAATATTGTGTTAATGGGTTATTTGACATGATTTTTTCCTAGGTAAATATAGTTATGGCAAGTATGTACACCCCCGAAGAAAAAGCAGAAATTGAAGCGCGAGCGACGGATGAGATAAAACGTCTTGGCGCTGTCTCCATTGAAACTAAAATGGCATTAATGGACATGTCCGTTGGTGTTAAAGGGTTCACTGGTAGTTTAACCAAAGGGTTTGGACAACTGGGAACTTCTGCACTGGGATTAACTAAACAACTGGCAGACGGTGAAATTGGTGCGTCGGTATTTAACAAATCCATCGGCGGCGTGGCAGATGCACTGGGAGATCTACTAGGATTGATTCCTTATGTGGGCGGTGCACTTAAAACACTGGTCAAAGGTGCGTCAGAGTACACGCAGGCAGTAAATCAACAGGCAGATTTACTGTATAAAAATTATCAAGAAATGTCTAAAATGGGTGCTACAGCATCCGATGGCATGCAAGGTGTTTATGATAATCTAAAACGCATGAACTACGGCACTGACGAACTGGACAAGTTCGTCAGTATTGTTAAAGAAAACTCAGTAACATTGGCCAATTTTGGCGGCACAGCAAGTCAAGGCCTTAACCAACTGGCCTCTGTGTCTTCATCCATACAGCAAAGTGATATGGGACGCCAGTTCCGAGACATGGGCATGAGTGTTGACGAAGTTAACAAAGGCATTGCAAGTTATACAAAACTACAAATGCTGTCCGGTGCTCGACAAAAAATGTCCGCAGACGAGCAAGCCGCGGCAGCTGCCAACTACATTAAAGAAACAGACTTATTAGCAAAAATAACCGGTAAGAATAGAGAACAACAAGAACAGTCGCGCGAAAGTGCATTGGCAGAAGAACGCTATGCTGCCTACAAAACAGAATTAGAACAACGTGCTGCCATGGGCGACACAGCGGCTGCTGAACAACTTAAACAAGTTGAACGTACACAGATACAGTTAGACAAAGTGGCCCCTGAAACTCGCAAAGGTTTCTTGAACATCCTGTCAGGTAGTTTGAATACTCCAGAAGCACAAAAGTTGCTGTTGACAATGCCTAACGCGGCCGCAGTAGCAGGACAAGAAACATTTACACAGGCTGAATTCATGGCAGCCGCACAGAAAGATGCAGCCGCAAATGTAACAGGTTACGCCAAAGATTTGGCCAAAATGGGTGTTAACAACGAGACGTTTATAGCCTTCCAAGAACAAAACAAACTGGCAGCTATGGGTGTGACTGGAACAGTTGAAGAGCAGTTAGAGGCAGCTAAAAAAGCACAAACTGTTACAGATAAAACCACGCAGAACATGACAGATCTGCAGGATGCCAATCGCGCATCACGTGATAAATTGCAAGATTTAATCAACGCTGGTATAACTCCTGTTACAACTGGAATGAAAGGGCTGGCCAACGCCACTGATAAGACCATTGAAGCCATGACTAAGTTGGCTAATGCGGCCGGAGTCACAACTAAAAAACGTGATGAACCAGGAGCTGCCGCACAAGCCGCACCAAGACCGGCTGCGCCGCCTCCTACTGCACCTGCGGCAGCACCAGCCCCAGCGGCAGCTAAACCGGCAGCACCTGCGGCAGAACCTGCGGCAGCACCTGCCAAGACAGCGGCAGCACCAGCGGCAGCACCTGCCAAACCAGCGGCAGCACCAGCGGCAGCACCAGCGGCAGCACCAGCGACAGCACCTGCGGCAGCACCTGCGGCAGCACCTGCCAAACCAGCGGCAGAACCTGCGGCAGCACCAGCTGGTGGTAATGAAAAAGTTGGATTTTTAGATAAAGCATTAAATCGATTGGCAGGACAAACTCCGTCGGCAGCACCTGCGGCAGCCAAGCCAGCCGGGGCTAAACCATTGGCGGCGGCGGCAAAACCTAGTCCTCGACCACCAGAAGGATCTGGAGCATCAGAATCTGGTCCAGACAAAGCGTTGGCCTCGGCAGTTGATTTAACAAAAATATTAAAATTTACTGCTAGATCTGGTAGTCAACAAGCCTTTGAAGGCCTAAATGACACATTTAAAAATTCTGTTATCTCTGCCGCAACTGAGTATAACAAATTAACCGGCGGTGTGTTACAGATTAACAGTGCCAAACGAGATCCTGTAGACCAGCAAAGAATTTGGGATGAATCTGTAGACGCCGGTAGACCTGGCGTAAGTCCAACAGGTATGCCTATAGGCAAGCCTGGACGTAGTTTACACGAAAAAGGCGAAGCAATTGATGTTCAAAATTACCAAGATCCAATTGCTGTGTCTGCACTTAACAAATACGGATTAACGCAAAAAGTACCCAAAGATCCAGTACATTTTCAAGCCAAAGATGGTGGTGTAGTTCCACCGCTGCCAGGAGGATCAACAGTACTAGCAGGCGAAGCCGGGCAGTCCGAAGCAGTGGTTCCGTTACCAGATGGTAAAACAATACCTGTACAAATGGTTGGCAATGAAGAACAAATGATCATGATGGCAGCACAACTAGATAAACTAGATCAAATGGTACGCATCATGCAAAATCAAGTAGGTGTGTCGGAGCAAATATTGAAGTATGCACAGTGATCGCGGTAAATATTGCTGTATGCAAAAGGAAATGTTAAATGGCTGAATCAACAGTTGGTAACGAATCTGGCCCAGGCCGCAAAAGGGGCTGGCTCAAGTATTTCAAAGTGGCCGCAGGTGACGCTAATGGCCAACTGAGTCCTATTTCTGGGCGCAATCAATCTGGCCTGCCAGGGTACGACCGCCAAAATGGCTACACTGGCAACACAGGAACAGGCAATGATTTTGCATTCCGTAACTATGCTAGCCGTTTGCCCGAAGTTTATTCTGGACACCCCAATCGTATTGAGCGTTATAACCAATATGAAAACATGGACCTTGATAGTGAGATCAATGCATGTTTGGACATTATTGCAGAGTTTAGTACACAGAACAACGAAGATAACAACACACCCTTTGATATCACGTTCAAAGAAACACCCACTGACCACGAAGTAGAAATTATTAAAAAGCAGTTACAACAATGGACCAAACTGAACAAGTTAGACCAGCGCATGTTTAAACTGTTCCGTAACACCATCAAGTATGGTGATCAGGTGTTTGTGCGTGATCCAGAAACATTTGAAATGTACTGGGTTGACATGGTCAAAGTCAGCAGAGTCATTGTAAACGAATCTGAAGGCAAGCGTCCCGAGCAGTATATTATTCGTGACATCAATCCCAACTTCCAAAATTTAAGTATTGCACAAAAGACCACCAGCGACTACTATGTTAGCCGGTCAACAGGTAGCACAGGGCAAACCAACTACTCGGCACCCAATGGTGGCGGGGGTGGCGGGGGTGGTGGCACAGTGGGCAATAGCAGATTTGCACAGGCCATGAACGAAACCTGTATTGATGCCAAACACGTGGTACACATGAGTTTGAATGAAGGATTAGATTACTTCTGGCCATTTGGGCAAAGTATATTAGAAAACATCTTTAAAGTTTACAAACAAAAAGAATTGTTAGAAGACTCTGTGCTGATCTATCGTGTAAGCCGTGCTCCAGAGCGTAGAGTGTTTAAAATTGACGTGGGCAACATGCCCAGCCACATGGCTATGGCCTTTGTTGAACGTGTTAAAAACGAAATGCACCAGCGTAGAATTCCCACGGTGAATGGTGGCGGCGCAAACTTAATGGATGCCAGTTACAATCCACTGAGTATCAACGAAGATTACTTTTTCCCACAAACAGCAGACGGTCGTGGATCCAGCGTAGACACTTTACCAGGCGGTACAGGGCTCGGCGAAATTGACGATTTAAAGTACTTCAACAACAAAATGGCACGTGGTTTACGTGTGCCATCGAGCTACTTGCCCACTGGTCCTGACGACTCAGACCGTGCAATGAACGACGGAAAAGTAGGCACAGCACTGATACAAGAGTACAGATT